AAAAACCAATCTGGATCAATTGATGGATCAGTACAATTGCCTTCTTTCATCCAAGGAACAACTTCTCGATCAAATGATAAATCTCTAATTGTCACAAATAACCCGCCTCTTTAAGTAATTGGATCATAATGCTTACTGGAACACATGCTGGCCAATTCTCAATATCGGCTTCACCTTGTCCATTCTGCCTTAAAACAGCGATGGGGATTACGCCTTCTTTGATGCGTTTTTGTTGTTGTTTCATTGCTGATCTAGGATCAAAGTCCGCTCTGGCTTTAAGTTCCCAATCAACTCCGATAACTCCTTTAATGTCGGTTCCTGCAGCTGATGAACTTGTCGCTTCAGCATAAGTCCAACCTTGTGTCTTCAAATACTCAGCAAAAATCAATTCTGTTTCTCTACCTCGTCTTTTTCTAGATAAGTTGGTCATTTTTGTCCTCCCCATCCGTCACCTTTGAAAATAGCGGGTACAACGGTAAAAACTTTTTGCATAACTTCTCCACAATCACATCTAGGACCGTGTTCTGAAATTGAGTGTGTAACTTCGACTGTGATTCCGCATTTTTGGCATTTGTAGTCATAAGTTGGCATCATTTATCCCAGGAATTCTTTAACCAGCCTGTTTTTAGCGCTTCTGCTGGATTTGTTGTAATCCAGAAGTGACACATATGACATAAAGCTCTGCAGTTCTCAATGTCTAAAATATCTCCACCACGAGCTCTACTGAGAACCTCATGAATTTCTTCGGACGCCTTTGCATTGCATCTTTGGCATATGGGATAAGTTTCTAGCATTTGTGCAACTAGTTTGCGCCTTTCAACATATTTCTTAGCCATTTTCTTGCTTCTAAATCTCATGTATATTGACCTACGCCTTCAGCACTAAATTGTTGTCTAATTGCAGCTGATAATGATTGACCAATGGATATTTGTGACCTCAATGTGTTAATTCTTTCTTTTATTGCTCTGACTTGAGCTTCTGCAATTTCCATTGCAAGACGCAGATCAGCGCAAGCAAGAATTGCTTCTTGGCGCCTGACATCCATTGATCCATTGGATTCTAAAAAGGATTTTGCATATGCTACTTCATAAGATCCTTTTGCACGAACAGATTGGTCATCTAATGCTGCTATTTCTTCAGTTGCAGCATCGAGCATACGCGATAATTCGCTCAGGCGCTTGACAACTTCACTTTGATTAGGCAGCATGTTTCTTTCCTTTCTGTCTGGCTTTGCAATTATTGCAAAAATGTGGTTGACCCATCAGTTTATCTATTGCATGTAAATAAGTCCAAGATCCACATGCTTCACATCGTGCCACAGGTTCAGTCATTGATTTTACCTGCTAAAAATCTTTCAAAACGGGTTAAACGTTCAGGAATGTTACCTTTAAGAATAGATCTTGCAGTATGACTGATTTCACCAATATTATTGCCAGTCCACATTGGTTCATAGTCTTTGAATGATCCGTTGAAGTATGCTTTAATCCATTGAGCTTGAGGTATATGTTCATCATAAATGTGCATACTTCCAACAACGTGAACGTATTGACCCATTTCAATATCTAAAGCTTTTGCAATTGCTCCTTGTAAAGCAATAAACTGAGTTAAATCATATGGAAGACCTAGAAATACGTCATTACTTCTCATATTTGTTCGAGCAATTAACTTATTGTCTCTAATAAAGTACTGTAGGTTTAAGGTACAAGGAACATCTTTAACATCAACATTTAGATCTTTGTTAGAATCAAAGATGGTCAAAACAGCTTGTCTTGTAGAGTAATCTTTTTTTAACTGCTCAACAACTTTGTTTAGATTACCGTGAATACGCGGACCATAAGCACCATGAAGTATTCCATTATCCATAAACTTTCCAAACACTTGACTGGTACTTGTCATTGCTTCTGGATCCGTAACTTGTCCAACAAGTTGTAAGGCTTCTTTGATACCGATATTATGATTTAGTTTACGGTTTTCCATAGATACAGGTATGTTCCATGGCTTTTCTACTTGTAAAGTTACATTAAGAAGTTCTCTAGTAACCATTCCGCGAGGAGATATGGCTTCACCATGTTCAATAACATACTGAGTTGCTAACTCTAAAGCTTCGCTTGGATTTTCTGTAATTATATGCATTACCTAACCACCTCACTATGGATTATTGTTTTGTCTAAATATTTCACTTGTCTAAAAGCTTCTACAAATAAAGATCTTGAATGTAATACTGCATCGATTTGCATTTCTTCGCCACGTCTTAATAATTCTTCAGCTATTGCATCTTCTGATCTTGTTAAAAGGATTAACCTAGCTCCAAGTTTAGCAAGTTCCCAATTGCAATAATCAAATGTGGTTTCATCAAATAATGATACTCTTCCAAAAATCTTTGGCCATACAAATTCACCTAAATGCCATCGATCTAATACCATGTTACTAGAAGTTAATGGTCGAATATATTCATCAACCCATAATCTAGATCTTGGTTGTTCGGCATGCAAATATTGTGCATTGTATCGTTCTGTTAATTTTTGAGCATAAGTTGTTTTGCCTGTTCCATCAGAACCTTCGATGATTGTAATCATCTAAACTCACCCCATTCTCTGAAACTATCAACTTGTGAATGGTCCATTATAACTGGTTTTACGTCACCTGCCACATTCCACAATAAAGTTAAAGGTGTTTTAGGAGCAGATGTTTTGTCCAACATAAACCTTTCTAAACCTTTGCAATCGTAGGTTGGCGCGGAGTTGATCTCTTCATTGATCTTGTCTGCATACTCAGCTTTTTCTCTGAAAGCTTTATGGTAAGTTGTAACGTCCGCTCTTCCGATCTCTCCTGCATGTAAGTTTCTTGCAACTGCAATTCCGTGGAAGGTTGCATTTGGCCAAGCAATTTGGAGAGTTCTCGTGAGAACTCCTGTACTAATAACTGATACAACGTCTCTTGGTTCATCTCGAGCTCCCCATTGTTGAATTGTTGATTTCACTCCAGCCGCAACAACTAGTGGATGATCCAAACCAAATGGCACAAACTGAGCATTATTTTGTTCTGCCCAATCTTTTGCATATTTGTTTAGAACTGGCATTGCTGCAATTCTTCGAAAGATTGGATTTGCCCCTCTTTCAATACAAACTAATTGATGGTCACTTACAACTTTTGAAGAAGGCATGAACAATGTTAACTTTTTGTTATATTTCTTTGCAAGAGCAGCTAATGAAACTCCTGCCCAACCGACTCTAGGTTGTACATAAACCAGATGATCTGATTCCATAGTTTTAACTAATAGATCTCCCCAACGACCTTTTGTACCAACTCCAGTTACAGAATCGTCCCATATTGTTGCACCGTGAAATGTACCTATATTTGGCATTTGAGTTTCATCAACCCAATCGCCTGCAAGATCTAACCATTCTTCACGTGACTTGTATGAATACTTACTCGAAGAGTCTTCTGTTATCTTAAACATTTTTAGCCTCCAAGTGTTTGTGGTATGTCCAATGCTTTGCATGATGAGGAATCAGTGATTTGTTTGTTACTTGCCAAGGTTCTAAATGTTCATAACCTTTTGGTACGTAACATTCAACGTAACGTACATAATCACATGCAACATCTTCTAAACTTAATCCTTTACCTAAGTTTCTTTCATGGTCGCGCGGATCGTAAGGAGATCTAAACTCATTACAAATGATCTCCATTGCAGCATCTAAAAAGTCTTTTTGCTTGTAACCTTCGTTCTTAAACAATAAATTCAACGCCTTGATTGCATTGCTTCCATAGTTTACTTGACTCCATGGATCTATCAATGTAGGGAAATATTGAGCAACATCCATTACAAATGCTGTCATTACAAAATGGAAACACTTAAGACCTTGAGATTTGTGCCATTCATTGATCCAATCAACCCCATCTCTAATGGACATCGTCAATGGATTATAGGACAAATGAGTATAAAAATCTTTAACCAAATGAGGCATATATTCTGAAATGTAAAGTTGCGATCCACGAGGATACTCTGCATTTGGCTTAGGAAATTGTGGAATCTGATTACCAATACTTGTAAAAATTGGTCTACCAGTTTTCATCTCACTTAAGACATAGTTTCTCATATGAATCATGTTATCAGTTTTGAGAGCCATATCTGAAAGTATACTGTTTCTAAATCCATGGTCATAACTAAACGAAGCACCTGATCCAGTCACTCTGTGAATCATAAAAAGATAAAACCAATCCATTGCATGCAAGTTGTAACCATCAAAACGACTATCAACTTGCCATTTTTTTGGATTGTTTGATCCATACCAAATCTGCTGGATAGCATTGCTAAATCCGGCAAACTCACGATCTACTGTGTCGTAAATAGTAATGTGATGTTGCAAAGGATCATCTACATGTAGATCTTCAGAAGTATCACGGCCTTTGTCACTTGCAATGTTTATAGTTTGCAAGATGGCAGCTTTGTCATAATACTTCTTAAAGTCTTCCCAGTAGATGGTTTCAGTTATTTGCGGCATTGTTAACCAAATCCCATTCATAAAACTCAGGTGATAAATGGACTGATCCAGGCTTTTCCATGTATGTTTTTGCATAATCTTCTGGATCGATCATGTACCAATTAGTTGGCCATTCATGAACATTGTCAAACTGATATTTCATCTCGTTTGTCATGACTGAACGAACTCTGTCACGTGCTGGATGAGATCCATAAAAAGCTGTACCTTTGTAAAATCCCGTTTTTGGAATTTTACGCTCTTCAAACTCAATCGGATAGGGTGCAGTAACTTCAAATGTTCCTATTTTACCTTTTTGCTGCATATATTCTAGATGCATTCTAAGATTACTAACCAACCTACGTGCTGAACCTTCAGGATCCAACTGTCTACATAAATGATGTCTAATGTCTACATTTCCTGCGTAAATAACTAAATGTGGAACAAAGTAATCAGGAAGATAAGGTTCGACTCCTCTTTCCGTTAAACCGTGAAGTGTTAAACCATCGTGACGATAGACAACAGTATTTGCTCTATACCTTGAAATAGAATGAGAATCACCGATAACTACTCTTTGAATATCTAATACAAGATCTTCGTGTTTGATAACTTCGCATTTCATTAGATCACGAATTTTTGACCATTCTGATTCTGTAAAGTCAAAATCAGTCTTTGCCGCACGTGGACGAAGAATTCTTTCAATATCGCCAATAGGCATGTCCAAAGCTTTAATATTGGCAAGATCCATATCTAAAACTCTAGCAATTCTATCTCTAGTCTCTTTTGTGTAACCACCAAATAGATTAAAGACTTCACCTTTGAATTCCATAGGAGTCGATACTAACCATGTGTTTTCTTTAACAAGTTGATCATTGCCAAAAGCAATCTCAGATTTAGTGTTAAGCGCATCATCAACCATGCATTTCTGCATTCTTGGCCAAGCAGATCTATGACTTGCAATCCGATCTGTAAACGAGGTGACTACATCATCTAAGACGTAACTCATTCTATGTGCTCGCAAGCAATTGGAGTACATAGGACTGCTGCATCATCATATGCTCGTCCACAAGTCTTGCACTTGCCTTCTACTCCGTCGTAACCAACCAATTGACGCTTAGCATTCTTTTCGGCTTTAGCAAAATAGACATCTAAAATCTCTTGTTCATTGACATTTGCAACTAAAACTAAATTACACCAAAAATGAAGTACATCTATCATTTCACCAATAAATGCCAATCGGTTTATATGCCGACTTGTAGCCCATGGTTTCCAACCGGTTTCATTTAATGCTTCGTGCAACTCATCTGTTAATGCCAAAGACATGTCTCGGATATATGCTGCTCTTTGTTCTTCATCAAAAGTAGTAATATCTACTCCATATGACTTTAACTGCAATTTTCTTTGATTATCCAAAATCATTTGTAAAGCGCTCATTGTTTTACCTCCTGTTTTAATGAAATATTAAAAGCTTTTGCCAATTCAGCAATTGAAGATAGATCGTAAACTGCTCCATCTATCAAATCAGAATACATAACATTTGCAATTCCGTAACTAGCAATTACCTTTATGCATTCAGAACAAGGATGATGAGTCACATATAAATATCCACCCTTTGTTTGATCTGGTGTGCAATACCGCAATGCATTCACCTCTGCGTGTATTACAAAACCACGCCTAGCGTCTCTATCTCCCCAAGGAATATCGACGCCAGGCGCAGCCCCATTGTAGCCGATGCTTATTATGCTTCTATCCCCACGTAGAACACATGCACCAACTTTTAGATATGGATCTTCACTGCGATAGGAGGCTGCTCTCGCAATCTCCAATCCATATTTGTCCCAAGACATTCGAGTCATGAACCGACAACCGCCAGGTTTTTGATAATAAGCGTGATCTCATCATCAGTCAGTTCATTGCTCGAACTTATTTCACGGTTAACTAAACCGCGTACTGCCGCTAGGATAGCATCCTTCTCCGTGATGCCTTTTGCTCCTAGCAACTCTACTATTTGCTTCAAACCAGGATTTGCACGTTTCATCATGACTTTATCTGGTTTATTGCGTTCCATTGCAAGTTCAACTTCTTCTTTACTTGCAATTGCTTTATCTATGCCTATACCTAATGCTCCAATTGCTCTACCCCAGCAACTTGTCTCAAGGTTTTGGATCTCACTGCCACGAGTAAAATTAGTTTTTCCTGGTAAATACTCTTGAGCTGTACCAATACCGGGCTTTTCATCTCCTGGATGACGGTAAGCATAAGCTCTACCAATCACAATAATCTGATCTCCAACTGTCTGAAACTGCAGATCAGGATCCATTTGCAGTGAACCTTCTGGATATTTCTCATAAAACAGTTTTATTCGCTGTGGTACATCTACATAATTTTCAAGACGCTTGTCCATTTAATCCCCCTAGTTGTGTTAATAAACCTTCAATATGTTCTAATCTGTTTGCCAAATCAATAACAGTTAGAAACGAATCCCATGCAAGATCAACATCTGTCACCTCATGAAATGTTGTTCCATTTGGAGATACATGCACAATTCCTAATCCATCAACTTCGGGCATAGGTATTTCATTGCCTTCCTCGTCGAGGTAGAAATCTGCATTTGCATAAGCTGCAATTTGCATTGCCATTTCTCCATAAACTCCAGAACTTGTCTTCCAATCACAAAGATAAGTTTTGCCAGTTAATGGACCGCTGCCGAACTTAAGAATGGCATCAAAAGTTCCTGCATAACCATGAACACGGTTTGCTACAACTTTCTCAGTCAAAACAGGAATGACTTCCCATTGATCTAGCCATTCAACATAGCCATCGACATACTGAGCAAACTCACCAGCAACTTCAGCTTCTCCACCATGAATAATAGTTTCAGCAATTGCATGGATTTCTGTACCTCGTGCTCCCGCTTTGTCTCGTTGATTCCAAGGAATCATTTTCAAGAACTTTACGGCTTCTTCTCGTTCACGAGTCATCAAGTTTGGAAGGTTTGCAAAATTATCGAAGACATATTCTGCAACTAATTTTGCACTCCAATATGGAAGCGCAGGTTTAGGCATACCAGAACCGATAAGAGTTGTCACACCTTTGACAGGTTGACCATCGAGTTCATATTTATGACCACGTTTTGTTTCAATACGTTCTAGTCCCATGAGCTCTTTAAAGTTCTCTTAGTAAAGAAATTAGCAAGTGGTTTTTCTGTTGCCTCAATTAACCTTGAATAGCGACTAGCGTAATTGTTTGAGATAGCAAATTGATCCCCCGTTGATCGGATACCAATTTCCCATCTCAATTTGTTAATCAACAAATCTATTGAACAAATGTCATGTCCAGCATTTTTCCATTGGTATGCTAGATCAACTAACTGACGATAGATATGTGGATTCTCATGATGAAACTTATTAAACTGTTCATCAATCGGATCAGCCAATAAAGATAATTGTCGTGGCTCGAACCATTCCCTGGCGGTTTCTGACATTTTATGCCTTTCGTTTTATTGTAGTTGGTACTAATTCATTACATTTAGAATTGACCGCCCAATGTGTCCAACCGGACCAATGGTACTTTGCGTTCAACGCTGCTACAAATCCTACATCTTGGTAGATCGGATCCCATGCATCTATGGACTTTGATTGCAGGTGTTTCACCAGCTTCTTAACCCTAGATTTTGGCATTCCATGATCTACTAATCTGTTTGCAACCATAAAAGATAAACCATGTCTCCATTGCTTATCTAAAAATTGCCATCGTCCTCTTGCAGAAGACACATCTCCTACTGCTTTGTAGTTGCCTCTAGATTCATGGTGACTAACACATTTTGCGTAAGCAACCTGATCTTTTGGAACTCTTGCTGCTGCTGATTTATAGTCCACCGCATTTGCATTTGGTGTTACTAATAAAAAGGCTACAGCGATTGCTAAGACCTTCAGCCATCTTTCCTCTGACGGCGGATAGAAACAGCGTAAATAAACACAAACATAGTTGCCTCCTAGTCGTTGTGTTAGTTAGCTTTTGGTTCCATTCATCAATGCGTCTAATGCATCTTGATAAACGTAACGTAAGTTCGAAGGTGTTTTGTAACCTTCAACTTTTCCAAGATCAACCCAACGACGAACAGTCCGTGAGTTGCGTCCAATGAGCTTTGCAGCTTGCCCTGTGCTAAGGGACTTTCGATTTTCAGTTGTCATGCGCATATCCTAATCTGTCCGTAGTGACCATTGTAACATTGATTTGCCGTGTTTCATAAGCGGACAAAACAAATATCAAAAATATAATGTACAATCCGCTAGCGATCAACCGGTTTACCTGGCGGTTCTCCGGTTGGTCGTCCATTACTTTGGAAAGTAACATTCAACCATTTCACCCCAACAATAATGATCTTCAACCCACCAAAGATTTCCAGATATTTTCCACCATGCCCAAAGACCAATTAAGATCAATACAGCACGAACTCGTTTACCACGTTTAGTTAGTTTCATTTTTAATCTCCTTTGGTTGCTGACATGGACAAGTTTCAACATCATATTCTTGCCTAAAAATATGGAAAATAAATCCTTTATCTTGACATAAATTACAAGCCACTTGACTCCTCCAAATCTAAAGCAATTTCTGAGTTTATACAAGTTTGAACAGCGCAAACCCAACGCGGTAATCCTCCATATGCTCTACTAGAAACCAAAACTTCTGATCCACAAGCAGCACACTTAAGTTTTCCAGATCTTTTAGTCATTATGCAACCGCCTTTCTTGCACAGATTTCAGAACAATAACTTTCACCAGTTACTTTTTCACCAATAGTTTTTGCGTATGTGGACATACCATGGTAAAAATCAGCTGTGTTGCCACACATATCGCAGACAAATACCATTCTGATCTTTCCTTGAATTTCTACGCCATTCTCGTCAATTAGTTTGTGACTCATTATGCGATACACTCCAATCCGTGTTGAGTTCCTTTTGGATGATTACATTTCATATTCTTAAATGCTACTGCATCTCGAATAGTAGAATTGATTTCGCTTTGAGTTGCTTCTGACTGATCTAAATCAAAATATTCTTCAATAATTGTTTCAATTTCTTTTGCATTAGATTCGGACATTTTTGTAACTTTCATAATGTCTTTAATAAGTGGTGACATTAGATCATCTCCTTCTTTGTAGCAATTGCAATTTCCATTACCATGTCATCAGCAAATTGCTTTTGTTCTACAGTCATGCGATTGTAGTATTCTGTGTATTCTTCAAGAGATGAAGATCCGTTTGCGTAGTTCAATACAATTCTAGTTAATAGAAACTTAACTGGAAGTCCACAAACGTTGTTCCATGATGTTTGTTCTTGTGACATTGTGTTCATTTTTACTCCTGGCGGTTTAGGTAAGCGGTTGCTTACAAGGACCAATATACACTGAATGTGGACAAATATCCACCATTTGTGGAAATGTTTCTTTAAGATCTTATTTACTAGAACATCTGTTCTGGCCGGCAGCATACAGATTAGCCAGAACCACCAGGATCCACCAGGACGCGGGTCCATTTGTGTGGAGTATAAATATACTCGGATCGATATGTCCGTGGTCCTGGGACAAACCTGGCCGCTCGATCTGGACTAAACGGACTCCAAAAGGTTCCAAAAGGTTCCAAAAGATCTTTTCAAATGAAGTGTACAAAGGACGATGGACAGTATTGAATGTACCTATGAGCAACCAACCGGTTGCCATAAACCGCCAGGAGGAAATCAAATGATTACTATGCCAAAATATGTAATTGCAAAATGTGTTTTTTGTAAAACTACTCAAGAAGTTGCTTGGGGAAAATATGGTGCAGAATCGCATGAATGCATAAATTGCCAAGCTGCCGCAGTATATCTTCATAAGATCTAAGGACGAAACACTCCGCAAGGAGTGTCCAGTGTTAAATGACACTGCTGATGAGTCCATCAGAATAAACCGCCAGGAGGCAAAAAATGTCAGTACAAATCCAGAACGCAGCACGTCGCAAGGCTCCATGGATCAGCACAGCAACATGGGTAAATTCAAGTGACGAGCAAATCTCTGCAGTTCAAGTTCTTGAGAATGCAAATCTTGATTGGGAAGTTCAGCACACTCCACTTTCAACTACAGCAATTAACAATGGCGGCGTGACAGTCGTTCAGCTTGAAGACAAAGTTGCTACAACTCGTGTCAATAAGGACGGATCAGCTTCTGTTCTTGGAATCACTTCACCTACATACACAATTGTCCAGAACAACGACATCGTCAATATTGTGGACTCTGTTATGTACGAAGCCGGTGCGATTTACCAGTCAGCTGGTGAATTACGCGGTGGCAAGAAGATCTTTATGGCTGCAAAGCTTCCAAACACTCTTGATCTTACTCTTAAGAATGTTGATCCAGTAGAAGCATTTTTAGTTGCATCAAATACTCACGATGGAACAGATTCACTTCGCTTTGAAATCAAGTATCTTCGTCTGATCTGCACAAACGGAATGACACGTTGGACTAATGCTTCTTCTATCTCTTTCCGTCATTCAGCTCGTATGAATGTCAAGATCGAAGATGTTCGTCAAACTCTAGGTGTGGTTCTTAAGTCAAATGAAGAATTCAACCTTCTTTCATCTTCTCTATTTGATAAGAAAGTTGCTAACTCTGACTTCTGGACAATCGTCAAAGATGTAATGCCAATCGAAGAAAACATGACAGATCGTCAAGTTAAGAATGTTGAAGAACGCCGTGGAACACTTCTAGGAATCTGGAATGGATCTACACAAGAAAATATCAAGGGAACAGCATGGGGAATTGTTAATGCTTTCACAGAGTTCGAACAATGGACCCGGACAACTCGTTCAGCAGATGATTTTGCTGCAGGCGAGCGATTCATGATGAATCAAGGAACATCTCTCTCAGATCGAGTTTTGGAGATGGTTCGCTAAAACAAAAAGAAAAAGGCCCCTGCCGAAAGGCAGGGGCTTCTTTTTTGTTCTTTTAATCTAGGAATGCAATGTGATTCTTTCCAGCTCTTGTTTGTACTGCAACTTGGACTTGACCACCGCTATTTATATCGAATCGAATGGCAGTTTTAACCGCTTGTTCTAAGATTTCAATTGCGTCTTCATAATCATCTACTTCATCAATTCCTAGCGCGTGAGCAGCTCCAAGAGCGAGTTTAGCGCCTGTTCCTGTTGTGTAAACCTTGTCTTTTGTCTTTTCTAATCCATAGACTTCATCGATAAAGTAGATAGTTCCATTGACGGCAACTATGAAATCATTCTCAAAAGATGATGGATAGCCTTCAGATTTGATGTCATAACCTGAGATTCCGAAGGTTTTGCGTAGATTTGGCACAAACTGAGTCACCATAAACTTATCTAGATTCTTTGATCTTGGAGGAGCTGGTGGATTAAAAGCGTGTTGGATCAGATTCATGCCTCGGACTAAACCTGCAGCAGAAACTAAATACTTGCCATTCTCTGCAATTTTGCCCATTGGAGAACAATCAGCTCTCATGTCATAACCAGTTGTTTGGGTATCTGCGGCAATGATGCAATAGTCATCATGTTGAAATGCAATGAGTGTTGTCATTTTTCCTCCGTAGCCAGTTCTCCGCCAATAGCCATATAAGCTGCTCCATCTATCCAACCATCTAATTTCTCAGGTGATTGGACTAGTCTAGCAACTTTTACTTGATTCATGCATAATGCAACTTGCCAAGGTTCTACGGTAATGCCTAAAACTACACTCCAAAGCTTTGCAATTCGATCATGGTTTTGTTGTGGAGTTCCATAATCTGCTTGTCGATCGTTATAAATTAAATAAGTTGCTTCTTCTAAGATCTCTTTGCGGTTCATTAGTCTAACCAAACTTGATAACAAGCAGTGACACGACCTCGTTCGGGATCAATGAAGTGCAATCTTTGAGAAGGAACACCTGAGGCCGCCATAGAGTCTCGTGCGTAGCGGTTATCGGACTCTGTTGAACCGGTCCAATATACAGATCCAAGACCATCTGACAATGGTTCTTGCGCATGACGATGGTAATGACCGAGGTATATATCTTGAAATTCCCAGTCGTATGCTCCGGCTTTCCAACGGTTTCCAGCTGCTTGCCATCCGGCCGGAGAAGCAAAACCAGATCTACCAACTTCATCGCCGTGCATAAGCAAAGCTCGATAATTACCGATTTCAATGCGTTGAATATCTTCAACACCATGGCGTGGATCCCATGTCAGTCTTTTAGCAGTTGCTTCTTCAGAACAAAGTAACTGACGAGCAAGCTCATAACACATACGATCAAAATTGTCAGACTTCGGTACGTCTGCTCTTTTGTTTCCGATTCGGCCATGATTTCCCCATTCTGCAATTACAGTTACATGTTGATAAACTGCTAGTGCTTGCCTTACAACATCTACAATCAGACGACTAACAGTTATGTACTGGTCATAAAGACTAAGATCAATTTCCCACAATTGAGCTGGATAATTAAAAAGACCTTCGACCATATCTCCACCAAAGCAGATAACAACATCATTGACTGGATGGTCTTGTCTTTGTATTTCAGTAATTTTAGTTGCCTTTATTGTAAAGTCCATAACTCTAGTTCTCATGATTTCTGAGTTATAACTAGGAGTTACTTTTGCACCTTGCCAATCAGTTAAATGCCACAAAGCAACTTCTGCTCTTTTGCGGCGTTTATCTGGTTTTGGACCTTCAATAGGTTTCATTGGACCTAAAGCCAAAGTTGCATCTTTACATGCTTGGATTGTGGCTTCTACTAATTCTTCTGTGCGTTGTTTTGCTTTAGATAATTCTTTTTGTGTTCGTACGAGTGTTTGACGTAATTCAGTAACATTTGGATCAGACTCAAGTTGTAATTGTTTTGCTTCTTCAGAAATTGTCATTGAGGCCTCACGCAGGCACAACTGCCAGCTCTATGTTTCCAAATTGCAGTTTCACCTATTGCAAATCCGTGACGATTAAGCAGATCAGATATTTTGGCGTTAGATACAGTAGAGTTTAACAATACTTCTAATGAAGTAGAATCATCATCTGATAGATCTTCAAAATACTTTCCTAATATGCACTTTTTATCACGAGTTGGTTTAAGTATTTCACCAATGTCTTTTGATAAATCCCCCGCAGCTGCCATTATTTCTTTCCTGTTCCAATGCTTGTTGGACGTGCAACTGCCATAATTGTATCGTACTTGCGTCGTTTTAAGTAGAACCCGTCGCCATTTGATTGACTACCTTTTTTGTTGTCCGACGTGTTGCCTTCCCATACATTCATATACTTTAATTTTGTATTGTGATAGCGGACAATGCCGACATGATCTGGTTGAGCATCACTATCAAACTGAAAGAAAACAATGTCTCCTCGTTGTGCTTGGCCAATTGGCACTAACTGATTATTTGCAGTTAAATACTTTAGCCACTGATCGCATGATGCAAAACCTTTAGGATTAGTCTTTGGAGCAACAGCTTTAATCATTCCAGCTTCATGAAAGATCTTTGATGCGGACATTGCACACCACGGTTGATGGTTTAATTTGTACCACTTGCCAAAGGTTGTGTCGTTATTTGGTCCTTCTGTATAACCAATATAACCATCAGCAATTTCGGTTAGATTCACTTTTTACCCTTTGGTTCGTTAAACGCTCCGTCAATTTCATCTTTGCTTAGTTTGCCATCGGCAATATAAGCTTTTGCAAGTGATTCTCCAACTTTAGCAACTGCTAGAAGACCAGCAATTCCTGCGGCTGTAGCTGCTGGAACTCCAAATAATGAACCTGCTCCAATTGTTGCTAATGCAGATACATAAAAAACTGCAGCAAGACGAATAATTAGTTTCTTAGTTTCTTTCATTTTATCTCCTTTGTAAGCATCTTTACTATCAATTCCATTTGAGTTTCTAATCTAACAACCGAATCTTTCAAACTTGATCCACCATTTGGCTTTAATTCATTTAAGAAATGTTTTACCAACCAACGTATAGCCACTACAAACGATCCTAGTATCGATATGACCGCAAGTATTAAAGCAGCCCAGTCATTCACAGTCATTCTTCTCCTTGAGTTTTGTTTCTAGATCCCCAATTCTAGCTGTGAGCATTGCTTTGTCCAGAGCTAGCAAACCGATTTGCTCTCTTAATACAGCAATAACCACGTTTATGTCTAGTTCTGTCTGATTATCCATTTGCATTCCCCTCAAGTGTTTGTATACGCACGTGTAGATCTTGAATTAAAGCCAACATGCCTGGAACAACAAAACGATCATTCCAAGATTCTATTACACCATCATTTTTATCAGCAGCTATTGAATAAACTTCTGCAACTTCTTCTGCAATAAATCCTGGCAACATTAAACCTGACCGGTCATCTGCAGCATCTAAATAGTCCGCTTTATAGTTAAATGCACGAACTGGTAAGCTTAACAATTTGTTTGGATCAAGTTCGGTAATTGTTCTGACATCTACAATATTTTCTTTGTATCTTTGACTAGATGCAGTGCTTCTACGAGTTAATCCAGTTGTTGCCGACATCCACGTATTTGCTGCGTTTGCTGTAGTAGTTGTATCTTGATTGTAAAAGTTTGTAAGACTATACAAATCACCGCTGCAAACAACTCCAGTAGTGCTAACTTGCACATATTTTGTTGAACTGAAAGCAATTCTAGCGTCGCCTGAAGATACATACGCATTTGGATATGTGGTTACATTTGCATTAAAAGTAGAACCATAATGAATTACTACGCCATCAACAGATGCAGGACCAACCCAACCAACAGTTGTTCCAGCTTCTCTAAATGAAATTGCGTTGTTTGCTGCTGAGATTGTAACTCTACGTGTGCCAGTTGAAGTTTGAAGAGTAAATGCAGTTAACGTACCTGCAACTAATTTGTCAACGGTAATTGTTGCTGCTGCGATTTCGGCCGCGGTGATGGTCTCTGCTGCGATTTCAGCCGCAGTGATTGTGGCACCTGCGATTTGGTCAGCAGTAATTGTTGCTGTAGCAATATTGCTTGCTGTAATAGTTGATGCTGCAATTTTTGCACCTGTAATTGTACCGGCAGCAATTGATACTGCTTCAATAGTTCCTACCGCAAGTTTTGCACCTGTAATTGTACCGGCAGCAATTGATACTGCTTCAATAGTGCCAGCAACTAATTTTGCTCCAGTAATACTTGCTGCTTGAATACGATCAGCATTAAGTACACCAGTCGAAATATTTCCTGCATTGATATTTGAGACTGTAATGACAGAAGCATCAATAGTTCCAGCTGTAAGTTTAGTTGCAGATAAAGAAGCAAGAGCTTCATTTCCTAGAGTAAAAGGAGAAAATACACCACTAGTGTAACGATAAAACTTGTTATCGTCATCTGTATCAAACCAAAGATCTCCTTCTGTGAAAGGACCTGTAGTTGGCATAGTTGTTTGTCGATAGATCTTATTTTTACCATCGGCAGTTGTTTGCGCCGCAGTTGCCGCTGCCGCTGCCGCAGTTGCAGCTGCGGTTGCTGCTGCTGATGCTGCAGTTGCCGCTGCTGCAGCTGATGAAGCTGCTGCAGCTGCATCTTCTGCTGCTTGAATTCCAAGATCTTGCACTGAAACCCACGCTAAACCGGTCCAATAGTATTGTTTATTTCCATCATCGGTATCGAACCAAACATCGCCTTCAGTTAAAGGATAAACAGATCCATCTGGAGCAGTTGCTTGTCGGTAAATATGATTCTTTCCATTAACAGATGCTTCAATAGAATTGATTTCGGTTTGAAGTTCGTCAGTCTCTTCTGTTGTTGCTGCAACAATGGGAATGATTGAAGTCTGAGTCATTCCAGTTGTAGTAACTGTAATTGGAGTGATTGTGATTTGCGGACAAAGTGGCATTATTTCCCCTAAATCGTAATCGTATAAGGATCAACTACAGATGTGAAGTAACTAACTCTCCAATTATCTGCAGTAATTGAATGTGCCAATCCTTCTACTACGCAATTGATCGTAATATTTCTACCATCATATGTAAGACGCTTAACTTGGACAAGATCATTAAGTTCAGTCTCAAGCATATCTGTAGCAAGTACACCAATACCGATTGCTGTAAAATCTATTTGTTCAGCTAATACAACTGCATCAGCATCTTTTCTAGCGGCATATAAAGCAAGATTTGCAGCACTTGTATCATCAAAAATAGGCGCATCAAGTTTTTTGGACTTTAGTCCATATGTAGAAACACTAGAAGTAAACTTTGCAGTCTTCTGAGTTTTCTTTGGTCCTCTAAATACTATTGCTTCATTGTAAACATAATCAGTTCCAGGATTTGTAATGATGCCATCATATCCAACACTATTTGCATCGCCTTGATCGCTAAATAATAATCTAGTCGGACGACTGAACTTATCAGCCAATGGAACAAGTGTTGCAACTCCTGATCGACTTACATAGAATCGTCCACCGACACAGTTTGCACATTGTTCTAACATTTCAAGACAACTCATATTTTGTTTTGTCTTTTGCATGACAGTAGTTCCAGTCAAACTGCGTCCACCGGTCCACTCAGCAAGATCAAGAGCTCTTGTTGCTCTAGCTGAAGCAGTTTCTTGAAATGAACTTGTTGCAAGAGCAGGCGCAATTGCTTTGGCAATCTGTGCAAGACCGTCGACAAATGTCAATGAAACTGTAGGATAAATACCTTGGTTTACTTCATTGTTTTCTAAGTAACCTGTAAAGATGGTTGTAGAATTGCCTTGAATTCTTACTTGCATTCCTGCAATCAAAATTCCATACCATGGACTTGATGTGTTGCTTGGATCAAATGCTCCTGATTGGTTATTTAATACAACATCAGCAGTTCCAGCTTCTAAAAAGTCATTTTGGTATTGACGACCTCTACGGATTTCAACAGATAGCAAAAGATCAGCACTAACAGCCGTAAAAGCTCCGCCATTACTAAAAGAAACGGTAAGTGTAGGTGCATTTGCTGGCATTAGAGCACCGCAAACTGACTGCCACCACGTCGGCGCATAAGAGTTGCAAGACCATTCTTAATACCATTTACAAGATCACCTTGTGAAACAACAGAACCAGCAACATTGACTGTGATATTTCCACCATTCATTGTTGTGTTCTTAGCAATGTTTCCATGTCCAGCAGATGCTAATAATGAGATTGTTGGACTTGAAATACCAAGTTTTTGTTGTTTGATTTGATTCTTACGAATCGCTTCAAGTGTAATTGGATCAGTTTCTTTAAGTCCTTTTAATCCAAACTTTTTTTGCAGTTGTAATAATAATGCTGTTGACTTTGCTGCATCTTTTGTTGCAGTAGTGAGACCGTTAGTTGCACCGGTCATTCCTTCTATGCCTTTTGTATAATCTGATGCTGAGGCAGAAAATCCTTTAGCATTAAAGTCAAACTTGCCTAATGAATCAGCAGCTTTATCTGAATCTTTATTAAACTTATTTGCTGCAACACCAATACCTACTAAAGCAACTCCAAATGCTGCTGCTCCAGCTGCGGCTGAAATACCACCTGTTGCCAATGCAGTTGCGGCTGCAGATGCAAGTGAAACAGTACGCAGTGCTTTCATGACCTTAATAATTGCTTGAATTCCTGTTACTAAAGCGGCAACCGCTCCAGCAACTTTAGCTCCAAAGAAAGCAGCAATAATTACGGCTCCAAGAGTTGCAAATACTTTAATGTTTCTAGCAACAAAACTAAACATATCGTACATTAACTTTGCAAAAGCAATACCGTACTGAATTGATACCTTAAAACCGTTTGCTATTTTATCGCCATTTTCGTCTACAAACTTTTGAATGGCAGGAATAGCCTTGTTAATAATAAGATCAGCAAATGATTTGATTTGTGGAATTAACTTATAACCGAGTGATTCAGATGCTTCACCGAAAGCAAGTTTAATACGTTCCATTTGTCCAGCAAACGTATTAGCGGCTGCGGCAGCTGCGCCTTTTGTTTCACCTGAAATCTCACGCATTGCTGCTGCAAAGTCTTTAGATTTAACAGTTGCTGCGGATATTTGTGGAAATAGTTTCTTAAGTGCCCCAATGTTTCCACCGTATGCTTTAGAAACAAGTTTAGAAGCAGCATCTAAACCTATAGTTTTTGCTGCTGCAATATCCATTGAAACACCAAGCAAAGACTGAGCTTTGCCGACATCTCCGGTTACGGCAGCAAGATTTGCAAGAGCTGGACGCAACTGATCATCTGCAATACCAAACTCTGCTTGCATTGCGGTGATGTATTCTTCTGTTGCTGCAATAGTTGCATCTGTAGCACTAACTGTATTTCTAAGTGAGTTGGCAAGAAGTGCTTGAGACTTCTGATCTTCCATTGCGGCTTTGACAGCATCATAGCCAATCTTTGCTGCAAAAGCTCCTGCTGCAATTGCAGCTAGACCAAACTTTTTTGCAGTTCTATTAGCGAAATCGCCAAACTTCTTTTCCATCTTACTAATATCTTTGACTGCGGCTTTTGTACCTTTATCAGAGTATTGCGTAAGGATGCGGGCGACTACTGCACCAACTGCCATTTTAGTCTACCTTTCCCGCTGAATCAAGATGATTTTGTAATTCACGTTTTGCGTCTTCTAATGCTTTTTCTACTACTTTTTCAATTCTTGGCCGTTCTTTATCTACAACTTTCCAAACCAAACGAGAAGCTTTGCCAAACCAATTAAGTCTTTCAATAAATGATCCACTACTTTTGTTACGTCCTGAAAGTTCAAATACTTTACCGGCGTCAGAAGTATTTAGCAAGGCGCCTGCACTACTAGTATAATCTTTACGAGTACGTCGTTGCGCTTTAGAGACAGTAATTCCTGCTTTAATTGTATTAGTATCCCAAGCAGGCCAACCAGCACCGCCCCATGTTCGTCCACTTACTGCTGCTGTTGGTCTCCAATTACGCATTGGAGTATTTGTAGTTCTACTTTGAATGCTATCAACTAAACGATGAGCAGCACTTTCAGCATTGTTCAATTCAGTATTAACTATTTTATTGAACTTAGTAACAGCTTTTTTATCAAACTCTTTAAGAGCTTTAAGAGTTGGTTCTATGCCGGTTAAAATTATTCTGGTGTCTTCTTCCATTTATCCACCTTTTGCTCGCTCTTTGAGATAAATAGTAATTGCCTCAAGTATTCCTTCAGGTGCATCTATTAGATCTATTGGTGAAATTCCAGTTTCCACCGAGATAGCTGCTACGTTGTACGTTAAGCTGTCTCGGTG